CCCCTCAGCGCCGAGGAGCGGCGCAAGCTCTGGCATCCGCGTGGAACGCTGTGTGCTGTCTGCCGGCAACCCACCCGTGGTTTGGGTTGGTTCGACCCGGTTCGTTCGAGACGGCCCCGGCCATCGGTCTGGTTCTGCTCGATGCCCTGTCAGTCCTATTGGACGCGATTGGCCAAGGAGAGTTTCGCCATGGTTGATCTCACCGACGAAGAACATGCCGCGATCACAACCACCATGAAGCGCATGGCGCTGCTGATGGAGGAGATCGGCTGGGGCACTTCACTGGCCAATCTCTCTGAGGCGCAGGTGCGCTCGCTGATTGAGGAAGCCATCGAAGGCTTCCGGGAAGCCATGTCCGACATCGCAAAGGCGAACGCGCTGGAGGTGCCATTTTGACCTTGGACTTCAACCACAAGCCCAGCTTTGCCGACCGTATCAATGAAGCTGTGGACGGCGCACTCACCGCCGATCAGGCCACGCGGACGCCCCGCGATTATCTTGGAGGGTCCCGCCTCGGTCATGCCTGCGAACGCGCACTGCAATTCGAACTCACGGCAACACACAAGGACGATGGCAAGGACTTCAGTGGCCAGTCGCTGCGCATCTTTGCCATCGGGCATGTCCTTGAAGACCTCGCTGTCGCCTGGCTGAGGCAGGCAGGGTTTGATCTCTTCACCCGCAAGGGCAATCGCCCTGATGGTGGTCAGTTCGGCTTCTCGGTCGCGGGCGGACGCATTCGGGGCCATGTCGATGGCATCATTGCCGATGGCCCCGATGGCTTCGGGCTTGCTGTTCCCGCTCTCTGGGAATGCAAAACCATGAACGCGAAGAACTGGCGGGCCTGCGTCAAGGACGGCGTGACCAAGTCGAAACCGGTCTACGCCGCCCAGATCGCGGTCTATCAGGCTTACATGGAAACGAGCGTGCCCGGCATCAGCACCGCGCCTGCGCTCTTCACGGCGATCAACAAGGACACAGCAGAACTGCACCACGAACTGGTGCCTTTCGACGCCGACCTCGCGCAGCGCATGTCCGACAGGGGCGTGCGGATCCTGCAGGCGACTGATGCGGGCGAGTTGCTGCCTCGCATCGCGACCACGTCCGACTTCTTCGAATGCCGCTTCTGTCCGTGGTCTGACCGCTGCTGGGGGTTGCCCGTATGAGCGACGACAGCATCCTGCATTTCAACCCGTGGATGGACTTCAACGACGGCCCACCGTCTGGTAACCCCTTTGGCTGCGATCCCGAACCAGAGCAGGTCGCCATCTTCCTCGACACGGTGTTTAGCTGGTGTGAGGGGCTCATCCCGCTGAGGGGCTTTGTCGACAAAGGGCAAGGCCGGGATGGCAAACCGCATAACATCTGGATCTCGGCCGACGACACCGCGCCCGAAAAACTCGCAACCTTCGCTGCCTGGGCAAACCGCGAGGGCGCGGCTGTCTATGTTATCCCGGGCACAGTTGCCGAGCAGGGACAGGCCCGTGCCGCAGATGTTCTGCAGATGCAGGCCATTATTGTTGACCTCGATGCTGGCGACATTCCCGCCAAGCTCGAGCATGTTACCCGCCACCTCGGAACGCCCACCCTCTTGATTGAAAGTGGCGGCCGCACGCCTGAAGGGGCGGCCAAGCTTCATGTGTGGTGGAAATTGACAGAGCCGGTGGAGGGCGAGGACCTCGTCACCCTGTGCCGTTTGCGGGGCGACATCGCCGTAAAGGTTGGTGGCGATACCCATTTTCGCTCAGCGCACCAGCCGATCCGGGTCCCAGGCACAGTTTATCATAAGCACGGGCACCAGCGCCTCGTGCAGATCCGCGAACATCGCGACGTCGAGATTGAGCTTTCGGATTTGGCCGAACGGGTCGCCGAAATGCCGCCGCTGCCTGGTGTGGGCTTCGCGAGCGATACCACATCTGTGCCCTCCAAACCCACACTAGAGGCCGTGTTGACGACGCCGGTCCGGGAGGGCGCTGCTGACGACTGGTCACGATTTCAAGGCGCCAGCGCTGCTATCGGACATTATGTTCGTCTGGTCCATGAAGGCCGCTTGGATCCGCTGGAAGGCTGGGAAGCCATCTGCGGCTACAACGCTGCCATGCTGCGCCCGTCCTGGCCGCTGGACCGACTGCAGGCCGAGTCCGAGCGTCTCTGGGCGCTACATGTCAAAAGAAACGGCCCACCGCTCCTGCGACTGCCCCGTGCGGATACACCTGCCGGGCCATTGCCGGCCTTCAGTCTAGGTGCACTGCTGGATGATACCAGCCCGATGCCCGAGGACATCATTGGGCCACGTGTTCTGACGCCTGGCGGTCTTCTTGTGCTCGGCGGCGCACCCAAGGTGGGCAAGAGCGATTTCCTGATTTCCTGGCTCGTGCACATGGCTGCTGGCGTGCCGTTCCTCGGCTTCACGCCGCCCCAACCGCTGCGCGTTTTCTACCTTCAGGCCGAAATCCAGTATCACTACCTGCGCGAGCGCATACGCCAGATAGCGCTGCCGGCCGCCGTCATTACCGCTGCGCGCGATACCTTCATCGCCACGCCAAAGCTGAAAATCCTGCTTGATGCAGAGGGCGTCGCCCGTGTGGCCGATGCTATCCGGGCCGCCTTTCCAGAGGCGCCGCCTGACGTCATTGTCATCGACCCGATACGCAATATCTTCGATGGCGGCCCTGAGGGGGGCGGTGAGAACGACAACACCGCCATGATGTTCTTCCTGAGGGACAGGGTGGAGCCCCTGCGCGAGGCTGTCAATCCGGACGCCGGCATCATTCTCGCCCACCACACCCGGAAAGCGTCGAAGACACAGGTGAAGGAAGACCCTTTCCTTGCGCTCTCGGGCGCAAGTGCGCTTCGGGGCTTCTACACCTCCGGGCTTCTTATGCATCGGCCGGAGGAGGAGAGCAGCGCACGTCGGCTGGAAATCGAGCTTAGGAACGGCCCCGCGCTACCAGGCAAGCTCATCGACAAGGTAAATGGTGAATGGGTCGAATTGAACCCGATGAACGAACGCCTGGTGCGGAAGGAAGTGGGCGCACGCTTCGATGCCGAACGCCTGCGCAAGCACGACGTCATCCTAGGCATGTTGCTCGATGAAGCTGCCAGCGAACGCCTCTACACCGGAACGCAGTTCGCTGAGAGCTTCGAGAACCAGAGCGGTCTGGGCAGCAAGCACACCATCCGCGAGCGCCTCAGCGTGCTGGCAACCAAAGGTTTCGTGAAATTCCTGCGCGATCCGTCCGAGTTTGGTTACCCCATGACCCGGTCACGATTTGGCTACCTCTGCGTCGAAGGCATGCAGTTCGGCACGCCCATCGACCATGTCGATCCGATCACTGGGGAGATCACCACAAAGGCCCGCCCGGTGCTGCCGAGCCACTTCAAATGCCCCCAATCCGGGGTCTCGCTGCAGGTCGAAAACCCCACTGTCTGGGTCTACCCGGAGGGTGCTGAAGACGACCCATCTCATATGAGTGAGGCCTAACTCATATGACATCGGTATGTGTGAGCTCAATAAAATCAATGTGTTACCATATGATATGTCTTTGGCGCCTATGTCATAGCCGAAGACTTCCTGAAGTCATTTTTTGTAATGATTTCAGTATATTGGCCGTTCAGGAGCAGTTAGGTGCTAAACCCCCATACTACGTATGGGGAGGCCACCCCCTGGGGTTGGCCTCTCCTCCCGTGCGTCAGGCCCAATCGCGGGGGCCACCACTTGGTGCGGATTGCATTCTGATCCGACGACGGCGGCCGGTACCGCCAAGCATCAACCGCCGTCGTCTTCCACCCGAGCAGCCAACCAGAAGAGGAGGCCGCACATGGCTGACCCGACTCTCCCTAGCGTCAATCCTGATGCAACCCTGAAAACGCCGTCACGGTCCGAACCGGCACGCACGATCCTTGCACTTGATCTCGGCACCACTACTGGCTGGGCGCTTCGTGGCTTCGACGGCCTGATCACCAGTGGCACCGCATCGTTTAAGCCCGGCCGCTATGACGGCGGCGGCATGCGCTTTTTGCGTTTCACGAACTGGCTGACAGAACTCGATAGGTTGTCCGGGCCAATCTCGGCGATTTGGTTTGAGGAAGTGCGCCGCCACGCAGGCACTGACGCGGCCCATGTCTACGGTGGGCTGATGGCCTCACTGACCAGTTGGGGCGAATTGCGCGGCACTCCCTACGAGGGAGTGCCGGTGGGCACGATCAAACGCCATGCCACTGGCCGCGGCAATGCTCCCAAAGAGGCCATGATCGCCTCGGCACGTGCCCGCGGCTACTGCCCGGCGGACGACAACGAGGCCGATGCGATCGCCATCCTGCACTGGGCCCTAGACACCCGGGGAGGTGTGGCATGAGGCTCTACCCCAAAGGTTACGGTGGCCAGCGCAGAGATCCTGAGCAGGTAAAGCGCGACGGTTGGCACGAACAGGGCCTGCTTGCTGTCAGCATCGACGATCATCGGTTAACCTGGCCGGAGCTTGCGCTGGTCGAACAGCTGGGCTCCAAGCTCTACGGCAAGCGGAGCCCGGCAAAGGAGGCGCGCCATGGTTGACCGCACCTGGACCGCCGACGACGTCGCCGATCATTTCGAGGAGGCGTTCCGAACCCTGCGCAAGCTGCCGCTGGTAAGAGTGCAGGGATATTTCAACGCCTGGCCCGACATCGTGCGGTCGGAAAAGGAGATCCTCGCGATGGAGCCGCAGCCGATGCGGGTCTGGCCTTCGACCTCTGCGATCACCCGGCTTGAGCAGACGTTCGATTGGGTGCTCTGGATTGATGAGGCCGAGCGCAGGCTGGTCTGGTGGCGGGCAGCCCGCCGCTCCTGGAAGGAGATCACCTACGAATTGGGCGTCGATCGCAGCACCGCTTGGCGGCAGCACAAGCTTGCGCTGACCAAGATAGCAGCCCGGCTAAATGCTGCAGGTGCATAAAGTGTTGCAACACTTTTCCTTTCGACATTTGCAACAAATTCATGCTATCTGAAAGGCATGATGGGGAGAGTGCGTCGGGAAGACGTATCTCCCCTTTTCTGTTCTGGACTTGGGTGGTCGAAGCAGTGCAACCGGTGATCGGCTTTCCGAAAAACTGTCTCCGCACAAAATGATCCGCCTCGCAACCCATTGAAATTGAATGGGTCCCTCCTGTTCGTGACCGTATTCGGGGGGGCGAGGCCCGAGGGTTTCCCAGTGACACCCCTGAAAACACCCGTTTCGTTTCGCTTTCACACGACACCCAACAAAACAAAGGCCTGACGGTCTGACACAACCCGCCTGAACCGAAACGGGGAGCCGACCCCATTTCGCTTTGCGAACCTCGAGTTCGCGCATCAAGCATCCTCAAGGACATCACCATGGACGTCGTCGACCTGCCGCTCGAGCAGATCATTCCCTATGCGCGCAACCCGCGCCGGAACGAGCAGGCGATTGCGACGGTCGCGGCGTCGATCCAGGAATTCGGGTGGCGCCAGCCTATCGTTGTCGACGAGGCGATGGTGGTTCTCGCCGGGCACACGCGGCTGGAAGCGGCGCGCAAGCTCGGGTTCAAGACTGCGCCGGTGCATGTGGCCAAAGGGCTGACGACGTCCCAGGCGCGGGCCTTCCGGATCATGGACAACCGTTCCAGCGAAAACGCCGAGTGGGACAAAGACCTTCTGAACCTCGAACTGGCGGATCTGCTTGAGGCGGATTTTGACCTCGGGCTGACGGGCTTCACAGACGACGAATTGAACGCGCTGATGAACAGCCTCGAGGACCGCGCCGGCCCGCAGGAGGGTGAGGACGATGTTCCAGACCCCCCCGAGGATCCGATCAGCCGCCCGGGCGATCTCTGGATCCTTGGTAACCATCGGCTGCTCTGCGGCGACAGCACCGTGGCCACGGATGTCGAGAGAGTGCTGAACGGCGTAAAGCCGCTGTTGCTTGTCAGCGATCCACCGTACGGTGTGGAATACGATCCCAGCTGGCGCAACCAGGCGGGCGCGGCCAAGACCAAACGCACGGGCAAGGTGCTGAATGACGACCGCGCTGACTGGCGCGAGGCCTGGGCGCTCTTCCCCGGCGACGTCGCCTACGTCTGGCACGGTGCTTTGCATGCAGCGACAGTGGCCGAAAGCTTGGAGGTCGCAGGCTTCACCATCCGGTCCCAGATTATCTGGGCCAAGGATCGGCTTGTCCTGAGCCGGGGTGATTACCACTGGCAGCACGAGCCCGCTTGGTATGCCGTGCGCAAATCCGGCAAGGGCCACTGGGCCGGGGACCGCAAGCAGACGACGCTCTGGCAAATTGCCAACAAGGATCAGGACGAGAAAACCGTCCACGGGACGCAGAAGCCGGTGGAATGCATGCGCCGCCCGATCCTGAACAACTCGAGCCCGGGTCAGGCAGTCTATGAGCCCTTCATGGGATCAGGAACTACGCTGATTGCGGCCGAGACGACTGGCCGCGTCTGCTACGGCATCGAGTTGAATCCGGCTTACGTTGATGTGGCGGTTGCGCGCTGGCAGAAATTTACAGGCAAGCAGGCCATTCTTGACGGCGGAGAGCAGACGTTCGATGCCCTGAAAACTAAACGTGTGGCCGCATGAAACAGTCCCGTCTCATGTCGATGGTTGAGGCCATCACCAACGTGGTCGTCGGCTATGGCGTCGCGGTTCTGACGCAGATACTGATCTTTCCGATCTTTGGGCTGCAAACGACGTTGGGACAAAATCTTGCTATGGGCGGGATATTCACGATCGTCAGCCTGCTCCGATCGTTCGCTCTGCGGCGGTTCTTTGAGTCCTTCCGCGTTGCCGAGCGACGCAGTTAGATCAGGCCGAGGCCTTTCAGGCAGCTGGCTGTGTCCATCAGCTGATGGGTCGGGACCTCGACCGTGATGGTGAAGCTGTCCGCAAAGGTTCTGCAGTAAACGCCGCCATCGTCCATCAATGCCATTTCGATCTCCTCAAGGACGACGGTTATGCGGCTGCGGTCAAAATGCTCGGGCAGGTTTCGGATGGGGAAGCGAATGCTGGTGGTTTCCATGGGGTTCACTCTGCGTGCTCGCCTTCCTTGAAGGCGCTGTCGGTGATGCGCTTCAGGAGCTCGGCGTAGTAGTCAAGGTTGCCGACATGGCCCCAATGAACCTCGTCGGGGTGGGTGTCGAAGTGATCGTCGCTCAGCGCCTGTAGCCGCGCGAGCATCGTGTCGATCGCGGCCTTCTTGGCGATGAACGCGTCTTGGGCTGTCGGGCGGTGGCTCATCTGGAGGCGTCCTGAATGCGTTTTCTGCTGTCTTGAGCTTCGCTCTAGTGGTCAGGCTTATCCAGTGAGTTCGACGCAATTACATATAGTTAATCGAAGGTTCGGGGGCGCGCATGTCGACAGCCACACAGCCCATCGGCGTGATCGCGCGGCTGCTCGACCTTTCGGAACGGCGGGTCCAGCAACTGAGCCGCGAGGGCGTGATCCCGAAAGCTGAGCGTGGCCAGTATGATCTGATCGGGTCTGTGCGTGGCTATGTCCGCTATCTGCGCGATCAGGCGCTGAAGGCGCAGGCGGGCGCGCCAGACTATGCCGCTGAACGTGCGCGGTTCATCCGAGCGCGGGCTGACCTCGCCGAGATGGAGGCCGAAGAAAAGCGCTGCTCCCTGATCGCGGCCGAACAGATCGAGGTGGCCTGGATCGCAGTGTTGGCGCTCTTGCGCACCCGCCTGCTGGCACTGCCGGACCGGCTGGCACCTCAGGCCTTTGAACAATCAACCGTCGGAGACACCCGGAACCTGATCCGCGCCGCCATCCGCGAGGTGCTCGATGATCTCGCGCAGCCAGACATTGAACTTGACGCCGATATTGACCTTGCAGGGGTCACCGATCCTGAAGCGGACTGTGGCGAAAGCACTGGCAGTTCTGAAGCCGCCGCCGGATCTGACGATCAGCGATTGGGCCGATCAGAACCGCCGGCTGAGCTCTGAGGCCAGCGCCGAGCCCGGCCAGTGGCGCACGAGCCGCGCCGAATACCAGCGCGGGATCATGGATGCGATTTCGGATCCGGCGGCCGAAACCGTCGTGATCATGTCGAGCAGTCAAATCGGGAAAAGTGAGTCGATCCTTAATATGGTCGGCTATCACATCGACCACGATCCGGCGCCGATCATGGTGGTGATGCCGACCGAACGGGATGCCGAAACCTGGTCGAAAGACCGCTTCTCGCCGATGGCGCGGGACACGCCCTGCCTGCAGGGCAAGATCGCCGATCCGCGTTCGCGGGATGGCAACAACAAGATCCTGCACAAGCGGTTCCCGGGCGGGCATCTGACCATCGTCGGGGCCAACGCACCCTCGGGACTTGCGAGCCGACCGATCCGGCTGCTGCTTTGCGACGAGGTCGACCGCTATCCGTTCAGCGCAGGGGCCGAGGGCGACCCGGTCAACCTCGCGAAAAAGCGGACGGTGACGTTCTGGAACCGCAAGATCGTGCTCGTGTCGACGCCGACGAACAAGGGCGCGAGCCGGATCGAGGTGGCCTTTGAGGAAAGCGACCAGCGCCGGTTTTGGGTCCCGTGTCCCGCGTGTGGCGCAGAACAGTTGCTGACCTGGGGCCAGGTCAAATGGGACAAGGACGAGAACGGCGGCCACCGCCCGGAAACCGCGCGCTACCACTGCGCGGACTGCGAAGCCGTCTGGAAGGATGAGACCCGCTGGGCCGCAATCTCGAAGGGCCGCTGGATCGCGGATGCGCCGTTCAACGGGACTGCAGGGTTCCATCTAAATGAAATCTATTCGCCGTGGGTGCGGCTCGAGGCCATGGCCAAGGCGTTTCTATCGGCGCGCGCCGGTGGGGACGAGACGATGAAGACCTTCATCAACACCTCCCTCGGCGAGACCTGGATGGAAAGCGGGGAGGCCCCGGATTGGCAGCGCCTGCAGGGTCTGAAGGAAGATTGGCGTGCAGGCACGGTGCCGGCGGGCGGGTTGTTCCTGACTGCCGGGGTCGACGTCCAGAAAGACCGGATCGAGGTTGATGTCTGGGCATGGGGCAAAGGCCTGCAAAGCTGGCTCATTGATCACATCGTCATCGACGGCGGCCCGGGCGATCAGGCGTGCTGGCAGAAACTGACTGACCTACTCGGCCGAACTTGGGTTCACGCTAGTGGCACGCCGATGACAATCGCGCGGCTCGCGATCGATACCGGCTATGAAACCGCAGCCGTCTACGCTTGGGCGCGTCAGGTTGGCTTTGCGCAGGTCGCACCTGTTAAGGGCGTTGAGGGCTTCAATCGGGCAAGCCCGGTGACGGGGCCGACGTTTGTCGACGCGACGATCGCGGGCAAACGTCTGCGCAGGGGGGCGCGGCTTTGGACCATCGCCACCTCGACTTTCAAGGCCGAGACCTATCGTTTCCTGCGGCTCGATCCGCCGGAGATCACCAGCCCGGGGGATGGGGAGCGGTTTCCTCCCGGCTTTCTTCATCTGCCGGGCTGGGTCGACGCTGAATGGCTGAAACAGCTCACGGCCGAGCAGTTGGTGACGGTCAAGAACAAGCGCGGGTTCGCTAAGCTCGAATGGCAAAAGCTGAGGGAACGCAACGAAGCACTCGACTGCCGTGTCTATGCGCGGGCAGCCGCTTGGATCCTCGGAGCCGATCGCTGGTCAGACGCGAGGTGGGAAGAACTCGCGGCGCAGTTTGCGGTCGCTGATGGCAGGGGCACGGCCTCTACCACAGGCCCGCAATCTGTACGCAACGCACAGGTGCGCCGCGTTTCGCGGTCAACATACATGGGATGAGTTTGGGCATGGCGGATCTGGCGACACTGAAACTCCGCCGGGAGGCCCTAACCTCGCAGCGCGCCTCGGGCGTTGCTCGCGTCAGCTACGACGGCAAAACGGTGGACTATCGCAGCCTTGCCGAGATCGACCGGGCCATCGAAGCGCTCGATCGTGACATCGCCTTGGCAGAGGGCCGGCGGATTGTGCGGCAGGTGCGCGTGACAACGGCCAAGGGGCTCTGACAGAGATGGGGATGTTTGACCTGTTTCGCCGCTCCAAGCCAGGCGGCCCTGAAGCCATGCGCGCGCGTCTCGAAGGGGCGATGGCCAAGCGCCGCCTGCGCGGCTGGAACCCGCCGCTCGAAAACATCAATGCGTTGGTCGCCTCTGGCGGGCCCAGACTGCTGGCCCGCTCGCGTGAACTGGTGGTGACCAACGGCTATGCCGCCAATGCTTGCGAGGCTTTCGCAGCAAATCTCGTCGGCGACGGCATCAAACCGTCTTCGCTCATTACGGATGCGGCACTGCGTGACCGGGTCCAGAAGCTCTGGCTCGCCTGGACTGACGAAGCCGATGCCGATGGGCTGACCGATTTCTACGGCCTGCAGGCCATGGTCGCGCGCGAGATGTTTGTTGCGGGCGAGTGCTTCGTTCGCCTTCGGCCCAGACGGGCGGAAGACGGGCTGCTGGTTCCACTGCAATTGCAGCTTCTGCAATCCGAGATGCTGCCGTTTGAGAAAACCGAAACGGATCCAAACGGGAACCGTATCCGCTGCGGGATCGAGTTCGACCTGATTGGGCGGCGAGTGGCCTATCACTTCCGCCGCCGCCATCCGGGCGACAGCACGGATCAGCGGGTGGCGGTGCCAGATACTGTCCGCGTGCCAGCCGAAGAGGTTCTGCACATCTATCGGCCGATCGATGCGGGTCAAATACGGGGCCTGCCGCATGTAGCTCCCGCCATGGTGCGGCTGTTCCTTCTCGATCAATACGATGACGCTGAACTCGACCGCAAAAAGACCGCGGCGATGTTCGCGGGCTTCATCACCAAGACGGCACCCGAAGACCCGATGATGGGCGAAGGGGCAGCTGATCTCGATGGTGCCGCCATTGCGAGCCTTGAGCCCGGCACCATGCAGGTGCTGTTGCCCGGCGAGGATGTGAAGTTCTCGAGCCCCGCCGATGTGGGCGGGGGCTATGAGGCGTTCCAATACCGCACGCTGCTTGCGGTCTCGGCCTCGCTGGGGCTGCCGTATCACCTCGTCACCGGCGACGTTCGGCAGGCGAACTATTCGAGCCTGCGGGCCGAACTGGTGGAGTTCCGCCGCCGCGTTGGCCAGTTGCAGCATGGGGTCA